TTTGTGCAATCTGCTGCTGCCCATACTTCTTCTTCAGTACAAATAGATTCAATACAAGATGCAATCAGTTCAAATGATTGATCCATAGCATTTTGATCTTTGAAATCAAAGTTACTCTTGATAAACTGATCCAAGGAAGGATACTTCATCACCATAGTAATGGTATCATCAACCTGAACTTGGTTGGTATGATCATCACTCTTTTTCACTTTGATATCATCAAGATCAATTGTCACAGGGACTTGAGTCGTTTCATCATCTGGACAAATGATATTGACATCAACAGTCTCTCCAACAGACTTACCACGAATATTGAGGAACAGATACTCAATATCAAACGTGGGAAGTGTTTCTACTTTGATTCCTTTTGTAAGGATGCAGTTCTTAATGACTGACTTTATCGCATTGGTGATTTGTTTTGTATCTTCACTCTCTAATGCGATTACAAGAACCTTCTCTTCTTTTACAAGAAAAGGTCTATATTTGATTTCTTGTCCTGTAGATGGCAACTCAAGTTCATAAGTTGGTGCAACAATCTTTGGTAATGGCATAATGACCTATAGATTTTTTTCAGTGTGATTATTTATTATGGTTTTCAGAATTAAGTAAAAACAGAGTTCGCAATATTCAGTAAACTTTGGAGAGATGATGGAGTTGTTCTGTTGTTGGTATTGTTACGATCATCAGCAGTTGTTTCAGTATTATTTGAAACATCTCCTACACCATCAGTTATATAGTATCTAATATACGACATCGATACTGTGCATTTTAAAAGTGAAGATGCATCATAAGATACTGGCATAGATGCAACTGCTATTGGAAATGCATTTACAAAATTATATGTAATTCCATTACCAGTTGAGTTCACAGCACCATTATTTCCTTGAAATGATCCATCAAAATCTCTTTCAAACTTCATAATTTTGAAACCCTGGTTCAATATATACTGCTCAGGATAATTTATTCTGTAATAATGAGATGCAGAACCTAGAGGTGCATCTGTTGGATTATCTACACTGCGTTCACTTCCTCCAGTAATATATTCTTTCCAGTATTCAAATGCTCTAATTGGAAGATAATTTTGAGCATCAACATAGAATGTTAAATCAATTCTATCATCAAACATTCTTCTATGCACATGTCTCTCAGTTACACCAGTATGATCACTGGTAAGTTCTAAAGTTGCTAAAGAAGAACCTGGGAGAGATGCTTCAGAACATGCAAGATTTAATCCACCACTGAGAACTCCACCCTGAGGATCTACAATAACTTTAGTCCTTTTTTTAATGTAATCTTTGACCGCTTGAGGAAAGTCAATTTGCATGTAGAACTGCGAAGTCATCGCAGGTCTCAGTATCGTTGCTTTAATATCACTTAGTGATTTTCTGTTAGGCATTTATAAATAGTTTTTACCTTATATACTATGTATGGGAGAAAGTATAAAAAGTAAATACAAACCTTCCTTCCCGAAGAAATATAAAGGAAATGCAGACAATATTATCTGTCGTAGTAGTTGGGAAAGAAAGTTTTGTCGTTACTGTGATCTAAATGAAAACATTCTTGAGTGGGGAAGTGAGGAGTTTTGGATTCCATATATCTCACCAGTTGATAGAAGAGTCCACAAATATTTTCCAGACTTCATTATCAAAGTAAAAGAAAACACAGGTCATATCAAGACTTATGTTGTTGAGGTGAAACCAAAGAGACAAACTCAACCACCAAAAAAGAAATCAAGAGTTACCAAATCATATCTGTATGAATGCAAAACTTATGCAGTGAACCAAGCAAAGTGGAAAGCAGCAGTTGAGTTCTGTGAAGACAGACGGATTCAATTCAAAGTAATCACAGAGGACGAACTCGGAATCAAATGAACCGTATCGAACCAGAAAAGCAGGACATTCAATCTGAAAAAAATCTTGATGATAGGATGGAATTGATAATGTATGCACTGAATGATACTGTAGCACCTATACCAGAAGAGGGCAACATCTGCACCTTTAAATATTATGCAAAGACGCCTAACATAAGTTATGATCAACACCCACTTGTTGCAGTGACTGAATTATTTCAGTGGGGGTTTCGTGGAATCAACTTTCATCTCAGAAAATATAGACAATACACTTGGGAAGAACTAGGAACTCAAGTCTACATCGTTCAACGGGAAGAACTTGATGACTTACTGTCACTAGATTATGAAAAGATAGTGCTAAATAAGTAAAAAGAACCATATCTAATGGCATCTGCATATAGCGACGTAGCAACCGTAGAAACGGGAACGAGTGTCCGTAATAGGAAAAAATCTTTTTATAGGACTCAGGTCACTACGCTCGCTAATGGTGGAATAAAGAGAGAAACATATAGAACTGATGCTCAAGGTAATGGAATAAATGATGTAAAAATTTCAGAAGCAACCACTAGTGGTAATCCTCCTTCAACTACAACAACAGTTACATCTAATGCTACTACAAATGAGAGAAGAGCATTACAAAATAAAAATTCTACATTAAGTAATTCAATAAATCAGCAAACTAAACAAGCTGCTGATAAGGCAAAAGCAAATACAATCGATCCAGTTACTGATTCAGTAATTGATAAAGCATCTGGTGGGTCTGGTAATACTGCGACAGATACAGAAACAGGAGACTCTCAGGCTGCATCCACATCTACGCAAAGCAATAATACTAGGGTCTTTCAAAATATGACTTATCCTGCGGACATAGCAACGTCGGGTCAAGATGTCATTACATTCACCGCATTGACATATTCAGTAAAAACACTTACAGGATTTACATTTGGTGGTAGAAAAAGGGTTGAACCTGGTAGTGGAAGTGGTAGAAGTAGAGGAACAGTAACCCTTCCAATTCAATCTGGTATTAAAGATCAGAATGCTGCTGGTTGGGGTGAAGATAGTATGACTGCAATCGATATAGCAAAAGCAGGTTTTGCATTAAATAGCATCACAGGTGGAATGGGGGGAATGGAGAAATCTATAAATGAGTTAAAAAATCAATTACAAGGAAGAGGAGATGATTTTCAAACTCTTGCTACCTCAGCTTTTGCAGAAAAAGCTGCTAGTGTCAAAGGACTTTTAGCAAGAACTCAAGGTGTGATTCAGAATCCAAACCTTGAACTTCTTTTCCAAAAACCAACACTGAGACCTTTCTCTTTTCAGTTTAAGTTATCTGCAAGAAGCAAACCCGAAGCAGATGAGATTATTAAGATTATTAGATTCTTTAAACAAAACATGTCACCACAAAAAGGTGGTGGAAGTGGTGGAGCATCTGCGAACTTATTCTTAAAAGCACCAAACACTTTTCAAATACACTATCTTCATAGTAGAAAAGATGAGCATCCATTCATAGGAAGACCAAAAGAATGTGCGATGACATCATTTGAAGTTGACTATACTCCAGATGGAAACTACTCCACACTCAAAGATGGATTCATGACATCATATACAATATCAATGTCATTGAAAGAACTTGAGCCAGTATTCTATGAAGATTATGAAGAATTAGGAAACCCAGATATCATAGGATACTAAAATGTCAAATTACTTCAGCAAAGTTCCAAATCTTGAATATGTTAGCAGACTTCCAGATGCTAATATATCCGATTACATTTCTGTAAAAAACTTATTTAAGAGAGGTCAACTTAGAGAGGACATATTCCAAGACCTTTCTGTATTTACAAAGTATCAAATTAGAGGAGATGATCGTCCTGACAATGTTGCCTTTGATTACTATGGTAATTCTAATTTTGATTGGTTAGTTTTAATTTCTAATAATATTCAAAACATTCAAACAGAATGGCCATTAACTCAAAGAGGATTTGATTCATTCTTGTTAGAAAAGTATGGCACTTATGAAAATATAAATGCAACACACCATTATGAAACTGTAGAAACTAAAAATAGTCTGGGTGTTGTAATGGTAACACCAGGACTTAGAGTTCCATATGATTATAGTATCACATACTTTGACAATGGTGGTTATCAAACATCAAGACCAGTCAAAGAGGTGACAAACTTACAGTATGAAGAGAAGTTGCAAACAGATAGAAGAAATATATTCTTACTGAAACCAAGATACACTCAGATTGCATTGGATGATCTTGAGATTCTTATGACATATAAAAAAGGTTCCAG